ACAGAAGAAGATCTAGACTTTACGTTGGCACGTATTAAGGATTCGGTTTTATCGTGGGCTAGGCCTTCTGAAAGAGACTCAACCTTTAGCCTGCGTATGTCTAACATTGGTCGCCCTGCTAGGCAGCTTTGGTATCAACATAACTTTCCGTATGAAGCAGGCGCACCATCCCCCGCAACACAAATAAAATTTTTATATGGACATATCCTTGAGGAGATTGTCCTTATGCTTGTTCGTGCCGCAGGCCACAAGGTCAGTGATGAACAAAAAGAAATAGATGTTCGTGGGATCAAAGGGCATATCGACTGCAAGATTGATGGTGAGATAGTAGATGTAAAGACTGCATCTAAGATAGCCTTCAATAAGTTTCGTGAAGGACGCCTGCGAGAAGACGATCCCTTTGGATATATGTCGCAGCTTGCTGGTTATGAGGAGGCTGAGAAGTCTTCTGGAGGTGGCTTCTTAGTTATTAACAAAGAGAGCGGCGAGCTTTGTCTTTATCGCCCAGAAGAGTTAGACAAGCCTAATATAAATAAACAGATTCAAGATGTGCGTAAATCTTTAAAGCTGGCTACGCCGCCCCCACGCTGCTATGAATCTATACCCGATGGCAAGAAGGGCAACATGAAACTAAACCGCAACTGTTATTACTGTGCGTTTAAGTTTGAGTGCCATAAGGATTGTAATAATGGTCGCGGGTTAAGAACATTTAAGTATGCTAGTGGGCTTTCTTATTTAACCCATGTTGAAGTTGCTCCAAGAGTTGAAGAGGTTATTAATGAACCGACGCCTTTCTAAAAGAATAAATAAAAAAACTGTAGATATATTTATTGCGTGGCTGAAGACAGTTGTTGCTGAGTCAGAACACGAAAAAATAAATCCAAAAGATTACAAAAGTTATGTGCCAGAGAATGCCTACTACTGGCGCACCGCCACACTTTTAAACTCTATATTTTCTCCGCGCTGGATTAAAAGAAAGTTGAAGTTAAAACTAAGAAGCAATCCTCTTAAACCTGTCGAGGATTATTGCCTAGAAGATTTTAGATAGTGGTTGTTTCTCTTGAGACTCTTATATTCATGTGTGCTAAACAGCTTGCAGATGAAGAGACTATAAGTGAAGAGCTTCTGTTTGAGGTGTATAAAATATTGCGTTTATATTTTGAAGGGAAACCAACAGTACATTGAAACCAAAAATTAAAAAGGGCTACAGGCCCCGTAGAGTAAAGCGACCTATAGACAAGGCTCCTGTTAGGGGCTATGATTCTAATTGGGAATATGAATTACACTCTGGCATTTTAAATGAATGGTTGTTGCATTCGGAACAGGCAGCGTATATAGTAGAGCATACCTATCATCCAGACTTTATTCGTGAAATAGACGGCAAGAAAATTTACCTTGAAGCTAAGGGCCGTTTCTGGGATCACAATGAATATAATAAATATGTATGGATTGCAAAAGCCCTGCCAGATAATATCGAACTTGTCTTTTTGTTTGCTGATCCCAATGCACCAATGCCTCAAGCAAAGCGCAGGAAAGATGGGACAAGGCGCAATCATGCTGAGTGGGCATCTTCAAAAGGATTTAGATGGTTCTCTGAAGATAGCATTCCAGAAGATTGGATAGATGTAACAAAGCGAGGAAGCTTGGAAGATGATGAATGATCGAAAGCGCGAGCGCCTAGAAAAATTCAGCCGCCACAAAAGAAAGAAGCACGAAGATAAAGATGAAGAACGCTTCAAGCCTCTGAAGAAAAGAAACAAATATAAATTAAATATAAATGATTTGAATACTATAGATGAGATGGAATGAAATCACCATGTACAAAGATATGCAAACTAAAGGATGATGTTTGTATAGGATGCGGAAGGAATCTAACTGAAATAAAAAACTGGTCAAAATATACCACCCAAGAAAGGAGTAATATAATTGGACGCTTATCAACAATACATACACAAAAGCAGATACGCTCGTTACCTACCAGAAGAAAAGCGTAGGGAAACATGGGAAGAAACAGTAGCGAGATACGTCAACTACTTTGCAAACAAGTTTGACATCGAAGACGTTTACGATGAGATCCTGACAGCCATCGACAACCTAGATGTTATGCCATCTATGCGAGCGTTGATGACTGCTGGCGAAGCATTAGATCGTGACAACGTAGCAGGATTTAACTGTAGCTATCTTCCTATTGATAGTCCTCGCGCCTTTGACGAAATGATGTATGTTCTTATGTGCGGCACTGGCGTAGGATTTAGCGTCGAAGAAAAGTACGTTTCTAAACTTCCAGAAATTGCAGAGGATTTCCATGCAACAGATACAGTCATTCATGTACCGGATTCAAAAATTGGATGGGCGAAATCGTTTAGGGAATTGGTTTCGTTGTTGTATAGTGGTCAAATACCAGAATGGGATACATCTAGAGTTCGACCTGCGGGTTCCAGCCTTAAAACTTTTGGAGGTAGAGCAAGTGGCCCAGAACCTCTTGTTGACCTCTTCAAATTTACAGTTAGATTATTTAACGGAGCGGCTGGACGAAAGCTTACGCCCCTTGAATGCCACGATCTTTGCTGCAAAATCGCTCAAATAGTTGTTGTTGGAGGGGTAAGACGCAGTGCTTTAATCAGCCTCTCTGATTTACAGGACGATGATATTCGTCAAGCAAAGCATGGTGCTTGGTACAATACAGAACCCCAACGCGGCCTTGCAAATAATAGTGCCTGCTATACTAGCAAGCCTTCCTTTAATTTATTTTCTAACGAATGGAGTAGCCTACATGAATCACAAAGCGGAGAGCGCGGAATCTTCAGCCGTGCTGCAAGTCAAAAACAAGCTGCAAGAAACGGTAGACGGGATAGTGAACGAGATTTCGGAACGAACCCTTGCAGTGAAATCATCCTTAGACCAAATCAATTCTGCAACCTTTCAGAAGTGGTCGTCAGACCGGAAGATACGCTTAACAGTCTTAGGAGAAAAGTACGAGTTGCGACTATCTTGGGTACTCTCCAAGCTACCTTAACGGACTTTAGATACTTAAGAAATATCTGGAAAACTAATACTGAGGAAGAGTCTTTGTTGGGCGTTAGTCTTACTGGTATTCTAGACAACCCACTCTTAACCTTAGACAATCCCAACTTAGGATCTTTATTAGAGAAGCTACGCAATGAAGCCATCGAAACTAATAAGCTTTGGTCAGAGCGGCTTGGCATTCCTCAAAGTACAGCTATCACTTGCGTTAAGCCTAGCGGTACGGTATCCCAACTTGTAGATTCTGCGTCAGGCATACACGGACGCTACGCCCCCTATTATATTCGACGGGTTAGGGCTGATATACGAGATCCACTATGTAAGGTCTTAGAAGACGCTGGAGTGCCTTGTGAAATAGATAACCTTTCACCCAGCACTAAGGTATTCTCGTTCCCTAAGAAGGCTCCAGAGGCTGCTGTGTTCGCCTCAGAGCAGTCTGGAATGGAACAGCTAGAGTTGTGGGCTAAGTACCAAGAACATTGGTGTGAACACAAGCCTAGCATCACAGTGTATTATCGTGACTCAGACTTTCTTGAAATCGGTAATTGGGTATACAATAACTTTGATACAATCTCTGGCATATCTTTCTTGCCGTATGACAATCATACATACGCTCAAGCACCCTATGAGCAGATCACAAAGAAAGAATATAATGAGATGATGAAAGGATTCCCAGAATCTTTTGATTGGGATTTGAATGAGTCAGATGACTTTACAGAGGGGTCGCAAACATTAGCTTGCGTTGGTGGAGCTTGTGAATTATAATTAAAAGGAAGCGGTATGAAAGAAGGAACTATTATTGGCTTTAAGATCTTGATAGACTCAGATGGTGTTCTAGTCACTGAGCATACTGAGTTACCAGATCATCACATCGCCAAGGTCTTCAAGGAAGAAGAGTCTCAAGTATTAATTCGTGCGGCGATTAGATCCTTTAAAGAAATTACCGGGGATATACACGCAAAGTTAGAGACAGAGATTGATGCAATCAACAGGGTTTGCCAGTAGGCATAGCGTTGGCAAGGAAGCCGCCTCTACTGGCCCTATGGCGAGCAGTTTTTTGAGCAATATTCTTGGGCTGCTTGGAGAACTGCTTGCCTTTTTTTGTGTCTTCTCTTTTCTTTGCAGAGGTTGCTGCGTATTCAGCAGAGCTAAGAGACTCTCTAGCCTTCTTAGGCAAGTATCTTTCTCCTGTAGCACTTGGGCCTTGCGTCGAAGGCTTACCAGACTTTGTACCCCAATCTTCTTTTGTCCAATCCTTTAAAGACTGTTGAGATTTTTTTAAAGCCATGAGTAAATTACCTTACGTTAATGAGTTATTTGATTGGTGTGTTCTAGCTATTGCTTGGTTTGGAGATGTAACAGGCATGGGCTATAACCTTGCTAATATTTTTCTTTTTGTTTTTCTTCAACCCTTTCTTATTCTTCTTTTCTTTTATCTTTGGATCAAGAATAGAAAATAAGTTTATATAGAAATCAGCTTTTATAACCACCACCCTCTTCTTTGTATTGTTTCGCCAACATCTGAGCTTTTCTCGCAGACCACTGCCCCGGTTTACCGCCTTTGCCCCCCGCCTTAATCTTTTCAAATAAACGCTTACGTATGGCTGGCTTAGTATAGTTGCCTGCTTCATTGACCTTACTCTTTATCTTTTTTTTAACGACCACCTTTAGCCTCCATCTCTGATATAGATTTATAAGATATTAGTCCACCACGACTAGCCGCAACACTACGCTTCATTTTACGGGCTTCCGCTCTTCGTTGTCCTTCACTACCTATATTGTACGCAACGCCCGCCCCAAAGTCCGGACGGTTTTTATTATTCTTTTTACTCTTTTCTGCTCCTGACTCAAGCGCCCCTTCTACAGCATCTTTTATGGCTCCTTCAGTATTACGAACAGTTTCACCAACTTTACCGGGCATATTAGCACCAATACTTTGTCCGGTTGTTACATGAGAAATAAGATTTCCTACGGTGTACGGGTTTGGAGAAACAACTGCACTAATCCCTGCTATAGCTGTTTCTAAGTCTAAAATATTATTTGTGTTTATCTTTGGCATTTAAATTTTCCTATAGTGAATGTGTCTGATTACTTGTGTCCACACACTTTAGTGTGCATATGCCCAATGTCTTTATAATCTACTTTGCCGCCA